AGACATCGAAGTTGCCGTTCTGCCCGTGGGCGCAACGCCGTTGCCGGAACTCTGGCGCGTCTCCAACGAGGCGAGCATGGGCGGTTCCGTTATCGCCATCCCCACCATTGGGGATGCCTCTGACGCCGACCGCTACAGCGCGACAAGCATCAGTGTCAACAGCAGCACCGCGGGTTCCACGGCGGTTACCCCCGCCATCGCGACCAGCGTGTTGCCCCGTTACACTGTGACGGCTGACACCCAGCGTGTGGTCGCCGCGATCACCCGCACCAATGCGGTGACCGCAGGGAAGAAAATCAGCTTCCTCATTGCCTACAAGCTGTAACTGATTAACGCGCTGGCAGGCCGCGAATAAACGCCTGCCACCTTTTTCTAACTTTCATGGCCGACGAAACCTCCATCTGCAACTTGGCTTTGGCCAAGCTGGGCATCAGCCCAATCATGGCGCTGACCGACCAGTCCAAGCAGGCCCAGTTTTGCAGTCGTTTCTACGCCCAAACACGCGACGAAGTCCTGCAAGGGCATCGCTGGAACTTCGCCATGCGCCGCGCCGCGTTGAACAAGCTGGCCGACGCCCCGCAAAGCGAGTGGGCCAGCGCCTACCAACTTCCGACCGATTGCTTGCGCGTTGTCCAACTCAACGGCTACGAACCCACCGAAAGGCTGGGCGAGTTCAGCGTGGAGGCCGACCAGCTTCTGACCAACGCCGAGGAGGCCAACATCCGCTATGTGGCCCGCGTGGAAGACGGGGCGTTTTACCACCCGCTCTTTGTTCATGCCTTGGCCACCATGCTGGCCTCGCGCTTGGCAGGCCCGCTGACAGGAAGCCGCAACATGCCGCAGGAGTTGCTGCAAGAATACGAAGCCATCACCGGCCCCAAAGCCCGATTGGCCGACGCCTTTGAGCAGCGTCTTTCCCGCAAAATGCCGTGGGTCAACAGCGACCTTGTCGCCGCCCGCTACACCAAATTCCCCTCCAGCCAATAGGTCATGGCCAATCTCCTCGTCACCGCCTTGAACGCTGGCGAGCTATCGCCCTACATGGACGCCCGCACGGACGTCGAGAAATACCGCAGCGGGTGCCGAACCTTGGAGAACATGGTCGTCCTGCCCTACGGGGGCGTCTACCGCCGCGCCGGAACCGAATACTTGGGTGAGGCCAAAAACACCGACCGGCGCTGCCGCTTGATCGGGTTTAATTTTTCGACGACCACGCGCTTTGTCTTGGAATTTGGCCACCAATACATCCGCGTCTGGGGCAACGACTCGCCGGTCGCGCACCCTGCCGGATCGGCGTGGGCCACCACGACCGCGTATGCCATTGGCGACATCGTGACCAACGGCGGCACGACCTACTACGCGGTCAGCGCCCACACCAGCGCCGCCTCGTTCTCGACCGACCTCACCGCCGGTCGCTGGTATGCCCAGCCCGCCAGCGGCGTCTTGGAATTTCCGTCGCCCTACCAAGAGAGCGAACTGCGCGAAATTCAATACGTCCAAGTGAACGACATCATGTATCTGGCGCACGCCAACCACGCGCCGCGCAAGCTGGCCCGCTTGGCCAACGACGATTGGACGCTGACCGCCGTTGATTTCAAATGGCCCCCGCTTCTCGACCAAAACATCACTGGCGACACGCTGTCGGCGGCAAGGTTTATTGGAGACACAACGGTAACGGCGCGCACCAAAGGCGGCGACTTGCGCGACAACATGTTTACGAGCGGACATGTCGGATCTCACTGGGCCATCGAATACGCACGCAGCAGCAGCAGTTTGACGCTGGCCGTTGACGGCAACTTTGTCAGCGAAACGGAGTTGGACATTTCGGGACAGTGGACGGTGACCACGGTGGGAACATGGCAGGGAACCATCCGCCTGTTGCGAATGTCCGACGATTTGGTCAACGAGGTTGGTTATTATCAGTCTGGATCAGCAACCCGCAGCGGAACCACCGCCACCGTCGTCTTGACCGATCATGGAGTCTCTACCGGAGACGGTCTTTTCATATACTACTCAAGCAACACGGCTCCATTTGGCGTGACAACCAGAGATCTTGTCACCGCCACGCGAGTAGACAAAAACACCTTTACCTTTGCCGTGGCCAACAGCGGGGCGACTTCGCTTGCTAATTTTACATTTCAAAACGTCAGCCGCATGGAAGTCGTCCGCGAGTTCCGCAGCGAAACGACCGCCCGCAACTTTATCGCCACGGGGGAGGAACTGACCCGCGGCGTCTACAAGCTGCAAGTGGTCAACTACATTTCCAACACCAGCGCCCGCGTTTTTCTGGAATCCACCGACTTTACCAACGGGGGAACTTTTGTCGTTAATTCTATCGGCACCGCCGGACGCACGGCCAACGTGACCATCAAAAACTTTTTGGGACTCCGCACCGGCAACACCATCCGCTGGAGTGAGGCCGCATTTTCCGGTGTGCGCGGTTACCCGCGGGCTGTGGCCATCCACGAACAGCGCCTGTGCTTCGGCGGCACCAGCCACCAGCCTAACACCGTTTGGTGCAGCAAGGTCGATGACTTTGAAAACTTCCAATTGGGGAGCAGCGCCGACGACGGGTTGCAATTCACCGTGGCCTCTTCCGAGGGAAACCGGATTGAATGGATGTTCAGCCAGAAGCGCCTCATGCTGGGAACCAGCGGCGACGAGTGGACAATCGGCGGGGCCGACAGCGGGCAAGCGTTCAGCGCGACCAACGTGCAGGCCCAGAAGCAAAGCAGCTTCGGGTCGAAGACCATGCGGGCCATCCTGCTCAACGACGTCCTGCTTTTCGTCCAGCGCCGCGGGCGCAAGGTGCGCGAACTGACCTATAACTTTGAGCGAGACGGGTGGGTTGCACCGGATCTGACTGTTCTGTCCGAGCATGTGACCCAAGGCGAACTGGTCGAACTGGCTTTCCAGCAGCAGCCCGACGCCATCCTCTGGGCGGTGCGCGGCGATGGGCAACTGGTGGGCATGTCCTACGAGCGCGACCAAGAAGTCGTCGCATGGCACCGGCACACGACCGACGGCGAATTTGAGTCTGTCGCCACCGTCTACGGACTCTCCGGCGCGGACGACGAGGTTTGGCTGGTGGTCAAGCGCACGATTAACGGGCAGACCAAACGCTACATCGAACGCTTTAAGGCCGACAACCGCGCCAAGTTTGAGGCCCAGACCAAGGACGACTGGTGGTATCTGGACTGCGCCAAACGCTATTCCGGCACCGCCACGGACACCATTACCGGACTGTCCCACTTGGAAGGAAGGGCGGTCAGCGTCTTGGCCAATGGGGCCGTCCAGCCCGACGAGACGGTCGCCAGCGGTCAGATCACCCTCGACAAGACCTACACCAAGGCGCTGGCCGGTCTGCCCTACACCTCGACCATCCTGCCCATGAAGTTCGACTTTGATCTGCGCGACGGCCCGACCCGCGGACGCAAGAAGCGCATCAACCGCGTGGAGGTCAGCCTGTTCAAGTCCTTGGCAGGGGAGGCCAGCACCAACGGCACCGAGTGGCTTTGGATCTACCCGCGGGACTTTACCGACCCTATGGACGCCAGCCCGCCGCCCTTCTCCGGCGATGCCGAGGTCGTCGTCGCGGGCGACTACTCCGACGACAGCGACATCTACCTCCGTCAGCGCCTGCCTTACCCGTTTACTGTCCGCGCCCTTGTCGTAAAGCTCGACGCATACGGGGATTGACAATAGTGTGATTTGACTAAACCCATGAGCCAGCCCGTTCTTCAACTTCGCATGTTCGATCCGTCCAAGGACTATGACATGGTCGCCGGATGGTGGAAGGGCCACGGATGGAATCCGGTGCCGCCGTTCTTTTTGCCCAAGCTGGGTGTGGTCGCCTGCTGGGCCGAGGGAGAGAAGACCGAGGACGCCGCCGCGGCGTGGCTCTACATGGACAACTCCGCTCCGGTTTGCTGGCTGGAATACATGGTCAGCAATCCCGAAGCCAACGCGGGACGCGCTGTCAAAGCCCTCCGTCACTTGGATGCCTTTTTGACCGGCGAGGCCAAGGCCACCGGCTACGTCGTGATGATGACCACATGCAGGCAGGATTCGCTGGTCAAGTTCCACGAAAAGAACGGCTTTAAGAAAACCGACGAGGACGTCACCCACCTCGTCAAAGTCATCGAATAATATGGCTGGAGTTACCGCATCAGTTTTGGCCGGTGTGGCTATTGTTGGAAGCCTTGCTTCCGCGGGCATGTCGTTTTACGGCCAGCAGCAGCAAGCTGCCTCTGCCGAGCGCCTCGCCAACTACAACTACCAAGTGCAACTGCAACAAATGCAGATGCAGGCGCAGATGCAAAAAGTCGCCGCCGAGCAGCAATACCAAGCGGGTATGCAGAACGCCACCGCGATGCAGAACGAAGGACTGCGCGTGGAACAGGAGGCCCGCGAACGCGCCAAGCGCATGCGGGCCGAAAACGAGCGCCTCTTGGGCCAGCAGCGGGCGCAGTTTGGTAAGGCGGGCGTGACAAGCGCCGGTTCGCCCTTGGCTATTATGGCCGAGTCTGCCGGACTCATGGAACTGGCCGTTGGCGACGAACTCTACAAGGCCGATCTGGAACGCACCGCGCTCTACCGCAAGGCCGAGGTCGAGAAGTGGCAGGCCGGATACTCTTTGGTCGATAAAGCCGCCGCGGACTACAACGCGGCCAGCGCGTCCTTCCGCGCCCAGCCGATCCTCTTGGAAGGCCAGAACACCGCGAGCGCCCTGCGCGTCAACAGCTATGGGTCGCTGATCTCCGGCGTCTCTCAAGCGGCGAGCATTGGCGGCAGCTACAACTTTAAGGGACGCTGATCATGGCCAACATCCCGCTCGTCCAAATCCCCAACGCCCCGCAGACCGGATCGACCGCCGTGCCGCTGCCGGTGGGGGCCATCCGCACGCCCGACGTCGAACTAATGGGCATGATCGACGACGCCAGCTACATGGCGGTGGGTCGCGCCTACGAGAATCTGGGCAACGCCGGTCAGCAAGCGGCCAATGTGCTGGGCGACTTTTCGCTGTCAATGGCCCGCGCCAGCGACGAGGCCAACCTTGCCGCCGCCGACCGGATCAAGACCGATATGGTTGCCAAGTTTGACGTCGAGGTCGCCACCAAGCCGGAGAGCGAATGGAACAGCATCTGGGAAAACAACTACGCGCCCAAGCTGCGCGACCAAGTGTCGTCCCTCAAAATGACCACCCGCGACGGACTTAACCGGCGCGACACATGGCTGGCCAACACCGAGAACGGGATCAAGGCGCAAGTCTATACCAGCGCCAACAAGGCCATGATCGGACGCGCCACGCAGGAGCAAAAAAATTACATCGAGCGGGCCAAGGTGGAGGGTCGCTGGGAGGACGCGATGGCCGGATGGAGGCGCGGGGCAGAAGTTGGCTTGTGGACAGGAGAATACGCGGAGTCCGAAATTATTGGCATCGAAGAAGAACAGCGCGTCAACACCATGACCAACGTCATCCAGCAGAACCCCGCCCAGTGGCGCAAGGAACTGGCTAAGTATCAGAAGGAGGGCAAGAACCCCCACAAGCTACGCCCCGAACAAGTCCTGCAATTCCGCCGAATGGCCGAGGGAACCCACGCCCAGCTTCTCGACGACCTGAACAACCAGATGCTCACCAGTCTGGAAACCGAGAGCGCCGCCATCACCAACGAAGACATCGAAAAGTTTTACACCCGTCCCGACGTCGATGCGCCGCGGGAACTCATCAACAAGATGAAGGAATACCGCGACTTCAAGTATGCCGACACACCGGAAGGGCAAGCCGAGCAGGCCACGAAGTTCAGCGACCTATGGCAGAAAATCTTTTCCTACGACGCGGAGAAGGACATCAGCATGGCTGATCCCGACACGCACAAGCGCGAATACCAGCGCCTCATCAGCGAGATCGTGACGACCGCGCCGGAAGGTCAGCGCAAGCCATTCATGGACACGCTCGACGGCATGGTATCGCAGGCCAACCAAGGGCAAAAATCGCGCACCGACGAAATCACCAGAAACCTCATCAACCAAACCAGCAAGTTGGCCGAGTGGGGCCAGTTTGGCGATGCGGGCAAATGGAAGAAGGAGCAGCGCGGCGACGTCACTGTGACCAAGCCGCAGGACGTCAATGCGTGGCTCAACGTGCAAACCAAGCGCGAGAAGGCCATCAACGAGATCCGCAGCATGATGCGCGAAAATCCCGACCTCACCATTGAGCAGGCGCAGGAGCGATTCAAAGGCATCGTCGAGCCATACCTTGATCCGGCGGCTTCGTTTATGAACAAGCCCGAAGAAGAGGATGGTTGGTGGAAGTCCATCATGGACGTTGCCACTTGGGCCGACTTCGCCATGAACCCGACGGCCAACAACCCCAACGTGATGACCGCCGGTCTGGGTTTCCGCGGCTTCGGCGGGTCGCCTACGGACGGACTGCAAGACGCCGACGAGCCGCTTCCTCCGGTGCAAGGCATGCCGCCCGCGCCCTCCTCCGAGAATTTCAGCGTGTCGAACCTCCCTCCGGCCAAGCAACCCATCGCGGGCCAGATTGCCAGCATGGCCGAGGCCGAGGGCTTGGGCCAATACACGCCGCACCTTATGCTCTTGGTCGCGCAGGAATCCAACTTCAACCCCGACCAGACGATCAGCACCTCTTCGGCCCGCGGACTCTTCCAGCTACTCAACGCCGACCGCAAACGCTTTGGCAGCGACAGCAGTCTCGACGGTCAGATCCGCGCCGGTTTAGCCAAAACCAAGGAGAACATCAACGCCGCCCGCCGCGCTCTTGGCCGCGACCCCGATCCCTTTGAACTCTATGTCGTCCACTACCAAGGCATCGGCGCTGGGCCTGCCATCCTCAAAAATCCCGACGGCGACTTCCGCCAAACGCTCGACGCCACCGGAGGCAAGGGCCACGCCGCCCGCGTGATCCGCGCCAACAAGTGGCTGGCTGATATTCAAACCAACCAAGACTTCATGGACTGGGTGCGCGAGCGCCTGTCCAAGAAAGCCGCGGCCCTTGGCATGGCATGAGTATTTCCTTCGCCGCCACCCCGCAGTCCAAGGAAGCCCAGCAGGCGCGGACTTACACCGACCCCAGCGCCGGAGCGCCTCCGAGCCGCCGCAGCGGCTACAACGCGCCCTACGTCGATCTGGGCCATTGGAACAAGGTCTTCACCGACCAGAACTACTTCGACTCCATCGCCAAGCAGAAAGGCATGACCGAGGGCGCGAAGGTCAGCCTGCATGGCGACGACTACGTCTACCGGCAGGCGATGATCGGCTACTTGGCCGACACCCGCAAGGTGCCGCTCGACGACATGCGGTCGATCTTCGATGCGGAGAAAGACGGCTTTGCCAAGACGGTTTTGGGCAAGCAGACGGCCAGCGCCCGCGAAATGTTCGACTGGCAGAAGGGGCAATTTGAGCGCAGCAACGAGAAGAAAGCCGCCGCCGACCAGATCCTGCAAGGCGTCATCCGCCGCAGCTTGGAGGACGCGCTCTCCGGCGGCGACACGCCCTTTGTCGAAAGCGTCGGCAAGGACATCGATGCCGCCGCGGAAATGTTCGACGACGAGGAAAAGTCCCGCCTGTGGGAAAAGGCCGAGGAACTCGACATGAAGATCCGCGCCTCGCAGGCCAAGTTTGCGCCGGAGGCCCGCTTCATCTTTGACGCCCTCCAGCAGTCCACCGGACAAAAGACCGGCTTCGGAGCGCCCGACATGCGCGAGATGGCCTCCCGCTTTGCCCAGTTGCCCGACAACCAGCGCAAGGCCATCTACGAACTTGCCGGAGGGTTTGCCCAGATCACCCAGACCAACAAGGGCTTTTGGTATCAGATGGCCGAATCCCTTGGCCGCGGGGCCAGCGACATCGTCGAGCGCGTGCCGCGCAACTTCCGCGAGCAGACGCTCCGAGGCCAGTTGCGGCTCTTGAATAGCGACCAGCCCGTCTTTCGCGCCACAGGCGTGGCCGGTGCCGAGTTCAGCGCCGCAGGCAGCACGCCGGTCTTCGGAGCGACCCAAGGCCAGATGCTGACGCCGGAAGAACGCGAGGAGGCCAAGGCCAAGATCCAGTCCGACCTTGGCGTCTTGAAGGTCGAGCGCGAACTGCGCGACTTGGCCGAGCGCGTCGTCGATCCCATCAAGACCATTGGCGTCCTGCCGGAGATTATCGAGGAAGGTCTTTACGGTGCCGCCCGCAGCATCCCTTACACCGCTGTCGCCGCGGTGCCGATTGCAGGCGTTCCCGCCGTGGCCTCCGCGCTGTTCAGCAGCAACTACGACCGCATCATGCTGGAGTATCCCGACCTTGATCCCGACAAGGCCGCGCTCATTGCCGCCATCTCCGCGCCCATCGAAGCCGGTCTGGAGCGCATGAAGGTCAACACGATCACCGGACGCCTGCCCGTCTTTGGCGGTTTAGTCAAACGCCTGCAACACCCCAACCAGCGAAACATCACCCGCATCGCCATCGGTGGGGCCGGAATCGTGGCCGAGCAAAACGTGCAGGAGATCGTGCAAAACGCCACCTTCCCGTTTGTCCAGACCATCGCCGCGGCGCTCGACGCCGACATGCCCGACTACGACTGGGAGGAGCGCCTCGCCGGTATGCCGCGGGAACTGGCGGTGCAATTCGTCGCCCTCCTTCCGCTTTCCCTTATGGGTGTGGGCGCACTGTCCTACCGCGAAATCAGCCGCGGCGAGAACTACCTCAAGAGCAAGGCCGACTTGGAGAAGGCCGGATACAACGAGGAGCAGATCGACCGCATCACCGGAGCCGAGAGCGCCGAAGCCGCCCAAGCCGCGCTGGTCGAGGAACACGCCAAGCGCGACCCCAAGCTGGTCAAAGCCGCCGCCCAGCGCATCGTGGACGAGTCCATCGCCCTGCGCGAGAAGGCCAATCCCGCCGCGTTGCCGCGTCTGGAGAAACAGGGGGCCGACTACGTTGTCCTCTCGCCGGAGGGCAAGGAATTGGCCCGCACGACCGACCAGACCGCCGCGGAGCAGGCACTGGTTTCCGCCCGCCGCGAGACGGTTCAGCGCGAAATGCGCGACGTCCATACCGGCATCAACGAAGCTGTCGCCTTTATTCAGAAAGTCAACGAGGCCCGCCAGCGCGGGGAGGACATTGCCGAGGTCATCCGCGAGGAAGCGCCGCGCACGCTGCTCACCGACTACGAGGCCAACCCGACGCAAGAAAACCTCGACCGACTCTTTGAAACTGTCCGCGCCTTCGGGCAGGACATCAACGAACCCGCCGAACTGGCCAACTTCCCCGTCACCGGCAGCAACCAAGGCGCACTGCGCGAGGGCATCTGGCGCTCCATCATCCGCATCAATGAGGGCGCGGACGGCACCATCGTCATGCGCGAGTTCGCCCAAGACAACCTCAAGCGGGCCATTTCCGAGGGGCGCACCACGATGGACTTCGTCCGTCAGCAACTTAACGACATCCTGCCGCAGATCGATAGCGACCGCATCCAGCGCCGCCTTCGCACCGAGACAGATACCGACGTCATCGAAGCCTTCTCCGACGTCGCCTTGGCTTACTTCCGCGGCCAGATCCGCGAGGAGCAAATCCCCGCGGGCTTGCGCGGCATCATGCGCCGGTTGGCCATCTTCACCCGCGACATCTTCCGCCGCGCCTACAACCTCGCCCGCCTCCGCGCCGAGGGGAAACTCGACCGCGACTTTGAGGCACTTTTGGCCGAAGCGGTGGGCGTTGACCAGCAGGCACTGGTAGACCGCTCCCGCGAAAAGACCGCGCAGGAGGTTGCGCCGGAGATGGCGAATTATTCGATTGGCGTCACTTCACAGCAAGACGCCGACTACCTCGCAGCAGTCGAGCGCGGCGACATGGAGACGGCGCAGCGGATAGTGGATGAGGCGGCGCAACAAGCTGGAGATATTCGCCTCATTCAAGCGATTGCCGGTGACATCGAAGAGGTTCTTGGCGAAGGCACAAATGCCGAATCTATTGCGGTCATCAAGCAGACAATTGACGACGTTCTGCGCTTTTTGAACGCGCCTCAAATTGTGGCGTCCATTAACACAGACGACAAAACGTCTGCCAGCGGAGAAGTGTTTTCCGTCTACGAAGAAAGCACAACAGACGACAGAGCAGAGCGGGTCACGCCGCGTTCCTCTATTGCGTTCAATAACTATTTGCTTCGGTTTCCGCCGCACGACGTCTCCAAAGTCTTGGACTCATGGGCCACTGATATCGGAACGCTGGAAGGCGGTGGTCTTCGCGGATTGGTTGCCCACGAAATGGCGCACGTTGTGCATAATTATTTGCGGACGGGAAGAACCGACGAGGCCAAAGAAAAGCTGTGGTCTGCAATTAAGGAACTGTCTCAAGGCCCAGCGGTATCTCAATACGCCAGCACCAGTCCGTCGGAGTTTTTGGCAGAGCAGTTTGCGAGCGAGTTTCTCAATCAAACAATTGGCCCAGCGACCAGATTGTTTCTTGACGAGTTACAAGCCGCCCCTCCTGTCAAGTCGTCTGCGCCCGTAACCCGCGACTCCCAAGGCAACGTCATCCCGCTCTCGCAGCGTTTCGATGCGACGACGGCGGATATCAACTACTCCATCGTCCGCTCCGTCGATCACTACAGGAACGACACGCGCTTCGACAAGTTGGTCAAGGACGGACGAGTGTTCACTGGAGTGGACGTCAACGACTTTACCGACATGCACATCCTGCTGCACTCGCCGGATAACGCCTTTGCTGGAACGATCCAGTTAACCGACGGCGGCGAGATCAAAGGCAAGGGTGGCGTCTACTATCCGGCGCTCTATGCCGACAAAAACTACTTCTGGGCGTCCACCGAAGCAATGGTCATGCGGACGGCCAACCACCTCAACGAGATCGGGGCGAAGAACGGCGGCAGGATTCTCATGGGCCTTGTCTCCGCGCCGGTCGAGAAGCTGTTCTCCTCGACATCGATGGCCACGGGCGTCGTCAAGTTTCTTAACGCGCTGACCACGGACTCCAAGGCGGGTCTACTTAAAAGCGAACTTAACGCCATGCTGGTCGCCGCCAGCAAGGTGGAGGTCATCGTCCCGACCAAGACCAAGGAGACAAAGAAGACCTTCCGCACCAAACTCAAAGCCAGCGACAGCTACGCGACAAACTTTGCCAAGATCGACGCACTGCTGGAACCGACCGGCTCCATCTTCCAAGTCCGCAAAGCGTTTGTGGAATCGCTGGCCGAGCAGATCGCCAAGCACCTCAACGCCAAGCCGGAGAGCGCCAAGTATGTCGCGGGCATTCTGGCCAACGCCGAGAACAAGCACGCGAAGAACACCATCAAGCGCGGCACGCTATCCAAGGCGTCCGTTTTGCAAGGGCTGGGCAACATGCTCACCGAGCCATTCCTGCGCGACTTTCAAGAGCATGGCAGCGGCAAGATTTACGCCATCGTCGAAGTTCAAGGCGAGGTCAAGGGCATCGCTACAACGGAGCATGAATCATATCCGGCGACCATCGTGCCGGTAGACAAAAAGTCCAAGGTCAAGCTGCACGTTCTGAAAGAAGCGGTCGATTGGCAGGACGTCGTCGGCAAGGAGACGGGCCAATACGCCACGCCGCAGGAGCGCCTCAACTTGCTGCCTACCTCCGGCATGTCCTCCACCTCGCTCAAGGTGCTGGGCGTCAAAGCGGGCAGTAGCGCGAATTTGCTAAACTACTCCATCTCCACCCAACGCGAAATTGACCGCGTGCAGGCGGCGATGGATCGTCTCGCCCGCAGTCCTCTCGACTCGCTGGGCTACACCGAAAAGATCCGCGAGCGGTTCGCGCAGATCATGGCCGAGAACATGGCCGAGTTGCAGGCCATGCAGCAAGGTGGGGTAGCCGAGCGCACCGTTCTCGACGAAGAAGGAAACCCCATCGGCCCGCAACCGGATGCCGCAAAGACCAAGGCGACCGGAGCCGAGATGCGCCGCACCAAGTTTTTGCAGGCGCTGGGCGAACTCGACGGCCTGCTTTCGGTGCTACCGCCGCAAGTCGCCGCCAAGGTGGGCGGATATACGGTGCTGACCAACATCGGCACCGGAGACAGGGCGCTTTCCAACTTCTTCATCAAGCGTCTGGAGATGATCGACAAGGAACTGGAACGCTATCTCAAAGACCGCTACACCACGGCGCTCAAAGAGCTATTTAAGCGGGCGAAGCCGAAGCGTGACGACGCGGGCAAGGTTCCCAAGGGCAAGCTGGGCGGGGGAGTTCACACGCTGTTTGAGCGTTTGGAGGAGGCCGTCGAAATGTCGTCGGTCGAGATCGACGGCGAGATTGCCAGCTTGGAGCAGCAGATCGCATCCGGCGAACTGGAGCCGGAGCAGGAAGCGGCCAGCATTTTGCTCTCCGACTCACTGCCGCTGTTTGGCGAGTGGAAGACCGCGGACGCTTCACGCATGGCGCAGGCCGTCCAGATGGGCTACGACATTTACCGCATCGCCTACAAAAAGCAGCAGGCCAAGGCGCTGCTCCGCAAGAATGTTCGCGACCAAGAACGCATTGACGGCAAGGAAGCCTCCGGTGCGCCAGACGACACCGCGCCGGTTCGCCAGCAAAACAAAAACGAGGCCGAACAACTAAAGTCCAAGACCAAGGGCATTGTTACCAATCTGTTGAGCTTCGACCAGTTGATGTCTCTGGTTTTCGGGCGAGACAGCGCGTTCACCAAGAAATGGGTCAACTGGCAGCGCAAGTCCGACAATGCCAAGGACGACGAGTTCAACGCGGTCTACGATCAGTGGTCAAAGTTTCTTGCCACGCTGACCAAGCACGAAAAGCCCTACAGCATGAAGGCGACCTACGCGGGGCAAGACTTGGCGTTTTCGATAGGCGAGCCAAAGCACAAAATTAAACACACCAACGTGTTTGGCGAAAAAGTGGAGTTTGAGTTTAGCCAAGCCGACCTTCTCGACATCACCATGATGTGGATGCAGCCCAAAGGGCGGGCGCACATGATCGGCAGGCTCGACGACTACGGTGATCCGATTAGCGATTGGAGCTACGATCAGACTTTTGTCAACAAGGCCGAAGCCCTGCTCACCGACGAGGCCAAAGCCATCCGCGACTTTTTGCTCAACGACTACGCCGAGCAATGGAGCGAACTCAATGAGGTCTTTGTCAAACTCAACGACATCAATCTGCCGCAGGAGCAATTCTACTCGCCGCTGTCGGTCAACCCCGTTCAGACGACGCAGAACCAAACCGTCGATCCGTTGACCGGATTCGCTGTCGCCGTCCCAAACCGCACGCCGCCATCACTGCGCTCCCGCGGTGCCGCCGTGGCCGAGCCGGTCTTCAGCAACGCCATCAACAAGTGGTTCGCGCACCGCCTGCAAATGGCTCACTGGAAAGCGTATGCCGAGTTCAACAACGAGGCGCTGTCGGTGCTGGGCCACCGCAACGTCCGCAACGCCATCGAAGCCAAGGTGGGGCAGGCCGGTCTGACCTCGCTCCAGCACTATCTGACTTACTTCCAGCAGGGCGGCAACCGCGCCGCGGACGCCAACTTGGAACTAACCAAGGCGCTGCGCGGAATCTTGGGCCGCGCCATCACGATGTCGCTGTTTGGTCGCATTGGCACCGTTCTTATCCAGTTTACCCAGCTTGGCGCTGCCGCGGCGAAAATGCCCTTGCACGCCTATCTGCGCCGGTTTTCCAAGCTGATGACCGGACAGATGGGCTGGGGCGAGGCGCTCAAGTCGCCCTACATCCAGCGCCGCATCGCGCAGATGCCTCCGCAAGTCCAAGTGGGAATGGCCGGATTGCAGGCCAACAAGCCCAGCCAGATCCGCGAAGCCGCCCGCAGGGTGGGCTGGCTCTTGAGCGGCAACGACGGTCTGTCCACCGCGGGAACCTACGCGATGGTCTACGACTACCAACTGGAGCAGATGAAAAAAGCGGGCATGACCGGCGCACAGGCCGAAGCCGCCGCCCGCGAAGAGGCCGAACGAACAACCGACGAGATCGCCCAGCCAACCAGAGCCGGTGCCAGATCCTCTTTTGAGTTAAGCCAAACCAGCCCGCTCCAGACCGTCGCGTGGGCGTTTGCTTCCGAGCCGCGCAAAAATGTGGCGCTCCTTGCCTACTTGCAGCGGGCCAAGCGACCACTGTCCGAAAAAAGCCGCGCCATGCTCTACGTCTTTATCATCAACGGCGTCTTCGCCGCGCTAATGCGGACAATGCTCCGCGACCTTCGCGACGACGAGGATGATGAAATCTTTGACTGGGACGACACATGGAACCCCAAGCGCCTTGCCCTTATGGTGATGACTGAACCGCTCTACGGTGTGCCAGTATTGGGCGAAATGGCCGAGGAAGCCATCTTCCGCGCCTTCCGCGAGTATCGCCCAGAGGGTTCGCTTTACAGCGTGGCCGACCCCGCCTTCAGCTTGTCTCGCGTGCCGGAGCATTTCAGCAACTTGCTGGAGGGTGAGGTTGACGGGCGGCGTTTGGTCAAGGACATCAACAACATCCTGCGCGGATTCGGCTACGCCTTCCCGACCGCAGCCGGTGCCGCGGCGCTCTCCAATCTTGGCAAGGAAGTGTACGAGATGGCCGACACCCTCTTTGGTGACGACGAATAAACTATTGCGCCACCATGACCACGAAGGTTTAGTCAAATCACTAACATGGCCGTTCAGTCCGACACATCTTCCATTAGCTACACCGGCAATAACTCGACCTCTACGAGTTACGCCGTCCCGTTCGTGTTTTTGGAGAACAGCCACCTTTCGGCGTTTTCCAAGGTGACGGAAACCGGCGTGGAAACCCTTGTCACGCTGACCAACCACACCGGAGCCGGAGATGTCAACGGCGGCACTGTCCGCACCGCGGTTGCTGTTCCCGCAACATCCACGCTGACCATTTACCGCACCGTTCCAGCGACCCAAACGACCACCTACCAAGAGGGCGGCGACTTTCCCGCGGCGTCCCATGAGCGGGCGCTGGATAAGCTGACTTTTCTTGCCCAGCAAAACAAACGCGCCGCAGACCGCAGCTTCCGCGTGACCGAGGGCAGCGGCGTCAAAAACGAAGTTGTCGCCGTCCCTAACACGCTTTTGGGCCTTGATGCCGCCAACCAACCCAAAGCGCTGACCGTCGATCAAGTCAAAAGCCTGCTGTCGATAACCGGCGTTACGCTTGACGTCGATGCAGGCATGAAGACCTTTGCCGACGCCGGAGAGCGTTCGCTCGCAGTACCAGACTTTACTGGTCAGCTTGGCACCCAGCGCGACACCAACGACATCTACATTTCAACAGGAACCGCCGCGGGCAACTGGTCGCTGGTGGACGAAAATATGTCGTTGGCGGATTTCTCCTCCGGCTTTTTTACCGCGGACGCAACGGGCCGCGGAAAGTTTGGCAGCGGGTTCGTTAATGAGTCGCTCATTGAAAACAGCGCGGTCACCAACGCAAAAATTGCCAGCGGCGTCGATGCATCCAAGTTGACAACCGGAACGCTTCCGATTGCGCGAATTGCCGACGGGTCAGTCACTCCGGCAAAACTGTCTCAACCATTCACGCTTGTAACCGCGGTTGGAGCCGGAAGCGGCACCGCAATCGATTTCACCGGCATACCGTCTTGGGTGCGGAGGATTACGGTAATGTTTCAAGCGGTCAGCACAAGCGGCACCTCGCGCAAGCAAGTGCAATTTGGAACAAGCGCAGGGTTTGTCGCGACTGGTTATTCCGGCGGACTTGCAACTACGGCATCAACAACAGTAGCCGGAACAAGCAGCACAACGGGCATTGCCCTTGGAGCAAGCAACGTGGCTGCTGACGTTATCAGCGGAATTATGACAATCAGATTGTGTAACACAAACGCATGGGTTGCTTCATTTGTTGGCGGATCATCGTCGGGCAACTTTATGAACTACTCCGGTGGCTCTATTACATTATCCGGCACACTTGATCGCATACGAGTAACGACAGAAAACGGAAGCGACACCTTTGACTCTGGAGTGATTAACATCAGTTACGAGGGCTAATTATGAACCGCATCGAAGTCAACGTCATCACCGGAGAGCAACAAGTTATTCCGCTCACGCCGGAGGAAATCGCGGAAATCGAAAGCCGTCCGCAGCCGGAGGTTTCTGTGGTCAATCCGCTTGATCTCGCGGAAGCCCACATCGCGTCCCACTTCAGCACCGCCCGCCTGTTGCAAATGAAGGACTGGCGCGACACGTTTCCAGAGGAAGACGCGCCCATGCTGGAAGCGGTCTACGATTGGCTCAACGGCATCACGATTGCCGCAGCACAAGGTCAGACGACATTTGCCGCGCCGCCGCACACGTTTGAAGAACTCGTCGCGGAGGCCATGTTCATTCTTGGAGTGGAGCAGCCATGATCTTGGAACTCAAAACCAGCGCCGCCATGCTCACAGCCGGAACATTCGGCGTGTTTGCTACCGCCGCGCCGGTCATGGAGTCCTTCGGCTGGCTTCGCACTGTGGCCGAACTGGGCAGCTTTGGGCTGGTCGCGTTCAGCGCCATCATGCTGCTGGTCAAGGTCGCTCCGGCTTTCATTAACCACTTGGACAAGGCGCGTGATTCTTTCCTTGTCGAACTTTCCAAAGAGCGCGAGCAGCGCCACGCGAACGCGGAGAAACTCAACCAGTCGCTGCACCAGATCGATCAGTCGATCCGCGATGTCCATCACACTTTGAAGGGGGTCAAGTAAATGAGCGTCAAAATTCAAGACTGGAACAAGATTGCCTCCAACGTCGTCCTTGTCGCGCAAGGGCCAGATGGTAAGCCTGCGCTTCTTTCCGCGGATAAGCCCGCCGGAGCCACCGCGGAGAAGTTCACCTACACCAGCGGCAAGGTGACCAAAATCGAATACTTTTCGACCTACAATCCCGCGACCGAAACCGGCACGCTCATCGCCACGAAGAACATTCGCCACAACGGCGACGAAGTTAAGGACACTTACTGGACATAATCAGTGGCGACCTTTGACTACAATCCGATCACCGGCCAACTCGACCTCGTCGGATCTGGTGCGAGTTACATTAACGGCGTAGTGGCCGACCCGACGGCATTGCCCGTTACGCTTGGAACACCGCCACTCGACTCTGTCTATCTTGCCAAAGCCGGAAGCGGCGTGTGGCTAATCAACAGACGGCCCGCGGGACTGTATGTGCGTGTGGCCAACAATGGCGTGGCAGCGGATTGGACTTATCTTGGCGCGTTTCCAGAGGTGAATGCAGACGCCAATTGGGAACTGTATAACTCAACTGACCCAACGAAAGAATTGAAGTTTGATTTGTCCAGCATCACCACCGGCACGACCCGCACGCTGACCGCGCCGAATGCCTCTGGCCGCATCCAGATCGAAGGCCAGCCCATCGGCAACACCACGCCAGCGGCAGGCACATTCACCACGCTCACCGCCAACAACGGCACGCTCACGGCGTCCGCGCCTGTGCTTGATCTGGCGCAGACTTGGGACGCCAGCGGGACGACTTTTACTGGGCTAAACCTTGCGTTGACCAATACGGCAAGCGCCAGTGCAAGCTCTTACTTCAATATCAGTCTTGACGGCAATGAAGCGTTCTCCATTCGTCGTGGCGAATCAACCGTCAGCGCCACGCTAATTAGGTGCGGCGGAACTGGAGGACTAACATGGACGGCTCGCACTCGCACAGGCGGGGGCGTTGGATTAAATTTTCAGCACACATTAGGTATTGGTGCATCGTTAGAGTTTTTGGCTACCGCATCGGGAACAACAGGAGGAGATGTTGCTTTGGTGCGTGATGGTGATGGCGCCCTCGGTCAACGCCGAGGCGCCAACGCCCAAACCTTCAACATCTACAGCACCTTCACCTCCGCGACGAACCACGAGCGCGGCTTCCTCAAGTGGAGCAGCAACGTGTTTCAGATCGGGACGGAGAAGGGATCGGGCGGCGGGACGGCGAGGGCGCTGGCGCTTCAAACAGACGGCACTACGCGAATGACCGTAGGCACCGATGGGTTCGTCGGAATTGGTGTCACCGCAGAAAGGCCGCTACACATCCAAGGTTCCGCTGCTTTTGGTCGCATGGATCGTCAAGGAGCTAACGGCCCTGCGTGGCTAATGATTCGGATGGCGACAGGCACAACTGTAAGTAGTTCTTGGTTGTTTGGCCCAGCAACAGGAGTTGCATCTGTGGCAAACGATGATTTTGCCATCATTGACTACGGAACTTCTACGAGTGGCACAAGCGGCACTCAACGCCTCACTATTGCCAAGTCAGACGGCCAACTCACCGTCAACGGCAACCTCAATCTTTCGACCAAGGATCTCGTCACCGACACCACGACCGGCACCAAAATCGGCACCGGCACCACGCAGAAGCTTGGATTCTTCAACGCGACACCCGCAGTGCAACCCGCCGCCGTAGCCGACGCCACCGACGCTGCCAGCACGCAAGCCCGCCTCAACGATCTGCTCGCCCGCCTCCGCACCATCGGAATCATCGCCACCTAATCTTATGCTAACCAACCCTAATCCCATCGAAACGCCCGCCGTAGCCGCCAAAGTCTACGACCGCCTGCACGTTTACAGTCTGTCCGCGATCCAGCCGACCACCGATTCCGGCAGCATCACGGTCGAACTCTTGCCCGCCACCGCAGACGGCGAACTGGCCAACGGAAGCCTCGTCCAAAAGATGACCGCGCCGTTGACGCCCGAAATTATGGCAGCGGTTCCCGAACTCGCCGCCGCGTTCGCCGCAGTCCTCGCCGCGATTCCCGCGACCCAAGCCTACTTGGCCAGCCAGCAGGAGCAGCCCAATGAATAAGCAAGTCACACTCACCGAGGCAGAGGCCAAGATCGTCATGCAGTGCTTGGATCTCGCCGTCAAAACTGGCGGATTGAACGCAGCAGCGCAAATACTGCCGGTCGCAACCAACATCGAAAAGCAATTGACCGAGGTCGAACCCGCAAACCCTTGACCCCCATCCGGCGTGCCGGTTTAGTCAAAACATGCGCCTCTTTCTTATCCTCGCCGCCTTTGCGCTGACAGGCTGCGCGAATCTTTCCGAAGTCCGGCTTGGCTGGGACTTCGCCAAAAACACTTTGCACGTTTCTGTGCCTCTCCAAAAACCAACCTCGTCCAAATAACATGATCGACTACATCCTCGCCCGACTCAAAGAACCTTCCACCTATGCCGGAGCGGCCACCTTGCTGGCTCTCGTCGGCTGGAAACTTTCGCCGGAGTTGATGGGCGCGATTGCCTCTGCTGGCATCGCCGTCATCGCTTTGATCGAAATTGTTCGCCGCGAAAAGAAGTGAGCAACGAGCAAAAGTTCCAGCGGGTTCTCGACCGCTGGGGCGTGAAGCATTTCGCCGCTAAAGAGTTCTTCTACCGCGGAGCCAGCGACGAGAAACTCAACCTTAACACCGACCCTCCGGCGGAACTCTGGCCAAACATGGAGCGCACCGCCAAGGTGCTGGACGAGGCCCGCAAGCGACTGGGCGCGTCGATCCGTATCACCAGCGCCTATCGGTCACCGGCCTACAACAAGCGCATCGGCGGCGTGAGCAACTCGACGCATGTGCGCTTCAACGCGACCGATCTTGTGACGGCGCAACCGGCCTCGCTTTACCTCGTCCTGCTCGACCTCCGGCGCGAGGGCATGTTCAAGGGCGGGCTGGGATTGTATCGCAGCTTCGTCCATCTGGACACCCGCGGCCACAACGCTACTTGGCGAGGTTAGCCAGCGGCTCCAGCGCCTTGGCCATCGTTTCGATGCTGGCGTGGGTGTAGTTGTTCGACACCTTGGTCGAGTCATGGTCGCAGATTAGCTGTCGGACGCGCTGATCCACACCGGCATCGACAAGCAGGCTGTTGGTGGTGTGACGCCATGAGTGGAATGTCTTGTCCGTAATGCCGCGGCCAGCGCCTTTGCGCTTGGTCTTTTCGCGGGCGATACCGGCGCGGTCGAGTAATGCGCTGAACTGGCGAGAAGCGACAGATGCCGACAACTTGGCCAAAGACGGCGTGATCGGCCCCTTGCCGGAGAGGCCGGTCAACTCGCCCATGAGCGGCACCGAGACGACGACGCCCTTGCGGCTTTTCTTCTCCGGCACAAAGTGCAGGACGCCGTCCTTGATTTCTTCGTAGCTCCGGCGCGTGGCGTCCCCGATCCGCATGCCGTAGAGCAACCCGAACAAACAAGCGGTGCGCCACTCCGGCTCCGCGGCGGCGAGGATGGCGGTGATCTCGTCTTTGGTAAAAGCCTTCCGGCTGGTGCCTCCGGTGCGGTGCAGTGACACAAGCTCCGCGACATTGGTGTCCAGTTGCCGGAGCAGGACGGCCCGCCGGAGGACGGAGCGTACGGCTTTGACAATGTAGACGGCGGTGGATTCGGCCAGACCGCTATCGGCCAGCGACTGGCGAAACTCCGCGATGTCGTCCGCGGTGATGCCGCGCAGATCGTGACCGGCGCGGACGCCCAGCCAGCGGGTGAAGTGGGCGACGTCGTTCCGGTATTTCTCCAGCGACCGCGGCTTGGACGCCTTGGCGGCAAGCCAGCCCTCCGCGGCCTTGTTCCATGTGACCGTCTTTTTGGGACTGGCAACATTGGCCAGTCTGACCAGCGCATCCACGCGGGAGGCATACCAATGCTCGTCTGGCACCACAGAGCGTAGCTCACGCGCTGTCCGCTCCATTTCGTCGGCAAACGCTTTAGCTGCCCGTTTAGGCGTTGTTTTGTGCGGTAGCTTGGTGCTACGCATAGTGAGTCGCCAAAAGCCGCCACGGGCGTATTCCGGCGAAGCAACCCACACGCGCATGCGACCGATCCAATATGGTGAAGACGGGATGATGATTACGGATGCCATGAGCCAAACCTACCACAGCCAGATATACAATAAAACCCCTAAAATGCCTGCAAAAAATCGGCGTTTTACTCTGTAACAGAAGGACTTATACGAAACGAGGGTTCGATTCCCTTCACCCGCTTTTATTCTGTAAAACCCTCTAAAAGCACCCGATTTAGCACACCCAGTTAGCACTCATTTTAGATATTGCAGGCTCTTTAGAACTGGTTTTGACTCATACCAGTCATGCCATACGCAGATCCCGACCGGCAGAAGGAATACATGCGGCAACGCTACCGCGACCGCTACGCTGACCCGAAGTTCGCCGCCAAGGAGCGCAAGCGTAAGGCAGCGTTCTACGAGGATAACCCCAGCTACAAAGAAAGGCTGATCCGCGGGGTCTACAAGCGGCGGGGCAAGGCGTTTCACAAGCGGACGCCCAAAGCCGCGTGATGTTAAAAAAATGAGACGGGTCGGACAGCGGATGTCCTATGCCCGCCGGTAGTGTGGTGGGTGATATGGAAAACCGCGCTATTGAACTGATATTACAAATCGCACGGAGGCAGGGTTTTACCCCATCCGAATTGTTGGCCAATGCCATTGACAACTGGCAGACAGTGCATGACAGTTGCCAGCATGAAAAAGAAAACGACGAAGGACGGGAGGGCGGCGGATCGTGTCCGCAAGACGCTCTCCTTGCCGCAGGATCTGACGGCCCGCATCCAAGAGGTGGCCGACGACAAGTATGCCGGTGACTTCACACGGGCGACGTTGGAAATTCTCGCCACGCGCTATCCCGAAGCGCGGCAGTTCCTGCGCGAGAACACGACCTACAAGCACAGCCGGAAAAAATAATTTCGGCCCCCCGAACTTTTTTTATTTTTGCCTATTGACTGTCCGACAGTGCGGGCTTATAAGACTGTCAGACAGTTGATGAATCAATCGTCTACTACCTACACACAATGAACAAAGAAACCACAGCAACGGGCGCGGGGACTTCCGCCGCGCAAATCGTCCGCTACAACTATTCGCCTCGCGTTGTGCGCGAAGGCACAGTCATTGAAGAAACCGAGACTCGCGCTCGCGTGCATTGGGTGCGCGAGTTTTTTGTGGGCGATGGCGACATTCGCGCATGCAAGGTATATCCGCTCAACGTCAGAACGTGGGTCGCCAAGTCGCGCCTAACTTCAGTCAACGCCTAACGCCATGACAAACACCACCGCGCTGATTAAGTCCGTTAACGAGTCTCACTGGGCCGAGGATTACAACGATGCCGCTTTGCCGTCGGACAAGTTTTTACGCCGCCGCTTGGCCCGCCGCGCCGAGGAAGCTGGCTTAAATGTTGCCAATCTTGTCATGGGCGAATTTGGCCCCGCTGGGGCATACGCCTACAAAATTCACAACGAGCAACAATGACCGCCGCCAGTAAGAGACGCGGCTGCGTAGCCAGACAATTAAGCCCATGCCCACCGAACCTACCATCCGAAAAACCATATCGTTCCCGCGCAGCCTCGCCTTGAGGTTGGCCGCGGATGCGAAGTCCGAGCGCCGCCGGTTCTCGCCGCAAGTAGTCAAAGCCCTTGAGGACTTTTTTGCGCCCGCAACTGTCAGACAGTCCAAGGGAGGCCAGCGATGACGCTTGTTGATAAAGCCCGCAACGCCGTCCCGCGGAACGGTCGCCACAACTACGACCAACTCGTCGAGCCAGTCGCCATCCTCCGGCGCAAGGGATGGAGCTACGCCGACATCCATTACTGGCTGCTTGAGGAGGGCGAACACATCAACCCGAACCCCGCCACTTTCGCCTCTGCCATGTCGCAGCGGCTTAAACACAAAGCAAAAACACAATGAACACACCCGAACCCCAATACCAAATCGCCCCGCTGACGATGATGGAACTCGTCGCCATCCGCGTGGCTCTCAAGCAGGACATCTGCCGTTTCTTTAAGTGGCGGCACGACGCCAAGTGGCGTCAAACGATCCGCGAGTGCATCGCGGCTTACCGCAAAACGGAGCGCATGGAGGTGACGATCTAATGGACTACCTCCTCGTCGCCCTGCTCGCGGCCATGTGGCTTTGCACCGTCATCGGTGCTTACAGCGCCGGATGGATGTCCGGCTGGGACAAGTCTCAAGCGCAAACCAAGTGGAACCGCTGGCTGCTCCGCAAATACGAAAACCGCTCCGTCCGATTTTAGGCATGCACCAACCCACAAAACAAAACCCGCCGACGCAGCATGCCGCGCCGACGGGTCAGAACACAATGAAGGGAACTAATACAATGACAGCAGAAAATGGTCAACTGGCTCTCCAGAAGACCCAACCCGTCGAGATCCAACTCGACCAACACGGAGTGCAACTTCGCAGCTTCGATGAAATGGCGAGGTTCTGCCGCGCCATCACCAACTCCGGCCTCGCGCCGAAGGGATTCAACACACCGGAGGCCGTCATGGTCGCCGTCCAGCATGGCTTGGAACTGGGCCTCGCGCCTATGCAGGCGCTCCAGTCCATCGCCATCATCAACGGCAAGCCCTGCATCTACGGTGATGCGGCGCTGGCCCTCTGCACCGCCCACCCGTCGTTTCTCGACATCGAAGAAACGGTTGGCCGCGACAAAACGGCTGAAGGTCACGTTGCCACATGCATCGTGAAGCGCCGCGACCGCAGTGCCGTCGTCCGCACGTTCAGCGAGGCTGACGCGAAGAAGGCGCAACTCTGGGGCAAGAGTGGGCCTTGGCAGCAATACCCCAGCCGCATGCTCCAGATGCGGGCAAGATCGTGGGCCTTGCGCGACGCCTTCCCCGACGCGCTGCGCGGTCTGGGCATCCGCGAAGAGGTGGCCGACTACCAAGTGAAGGTGGCCCGCGGGCGCGAAGTCGCGTCCAGCGTAGTGCTACCGGAGCCGACAACCGCCGCGGAGTTCTTCGACACCGCCGCGGAGCCAAGTCAACGCGCCGCGCTCAACGACAAGGCGACCGGCGAACTGTTTGCGGAGGTGCTGAAATGAAGGCTGAAACTTCCCTACAGCCCGCGCTGGTCAAGGCGCTTGTCCTTCATGGACAGGCGACTCTCGACCTTGTTTGGGCGCTGCAATGGCTCGACACGCTGACCGACCGGCTGACCGGCGACCACATGGTGGCCGAGTTCATGGCCGAGTTGGAACATCGGCGCACGACGAGCGACACGCTCCACGCCGCAGCAAAGGAGGCCGGAATATGAACAGCGGCATCCTTTCGCTGCCGGAGGCGCAATACCGCGCTGCCGAGGGCATATCGAAGTCCGCTCTGGACTACATCGCGCCGCCGCGGACGCCCGCTCACTTCAAGGCATACATCGATGGTTTGCTCCGCATCGAAACCACACCGGCCATGCGACTTGGCCAGATGATCCATCGCTCGATCCTTGAGCCGGAGACGGTTTCCGGCGCTTGGGTCATCAAACCCGCGGGCATGAACTTTGCCACTAAAGAGGGCAAGGAATGGAAGGCCGCGCAAACCCAGCCGATCATCACGCAGGAAGAGGCCGACCAGATCGTCGGCATGCGTGACAGCGTCTGGTCGCACCCCGCGGTCAAGCGCGTCTTGTCCAACGCGAAGACCGAGTGTTCGCTATTCGCAAGTGGCGAAGACGGCGTCCTTCGCAAAGCTCGCGTCGATGCGCTGCCGGAATCCGGCAACGTCATCGTGGACATCAAAAGCTGTCAGTCAGCGGACGCGGACATGATGGCCAAGTCAGTGGTCAGCTACCGCTACGATGTGCAGGCCGCGTATTACCTCGACCTCTGCCAACTGCTGGGGATCGACAAGACGGAGTTCTTGTTCGTCTGCGTGGAGAAGCAGCCGCCGTTTGCGGTTGCCGTCTACGCGCTCGACCAGCAGGCCATTGAGTGGGGCCGCAAGCAGTATCAGCGTGACCTCGCGCTGGTGAAGAACTGCATGGCCGAGGATCACTGGCCGTCGTTCACGACCGACATCACCACACTGGGCCTTCCGGCGTGGGCGGCAAAGCAAGCGGAGGCGGCGCTATGAACATTGACAAAAACATTCCGCTTCCGCGGCGCAATAGCGACGTCGAATACGCCGACGTCTTGGAGCGCATGGATGTCGGAGACAGCATCCTTGCCCCAAGCCAACAAGAGGCTCTGCGCGTCTATCACTGGTTCCGTTGCCGCAATCAAAAGGTCGCAACGAGGGCGCAGTGGAGCGGAGGGGTCTACCAAGGTCATCGCGTTTGGAGAGTGCAATGAGCGAAAAATCCTTTGTTCCCAGATGGAGCAAGGGCGTCACGCCCGCCGAGTGGCGTCAGCGACTTTTGTCGCTGGCGCTGCCGGTGCGGCACGCCGCGGCGCGGATCATTTGGTGGGAGACATTGTCTCTCCGCATGTATGGCGACCGCTGCGATGTCCTCGACGACATGCTCAAGCACGGCCCAGAGGTTCCCGACCAAGACCTTCAAGCCGCTCTCATCGAAATCGGTCTGCCGGAAGGCTTTGTTCGCCGCCGGATCACCACGCCCAAACCGCGCCCACCGCGGCGCAAGAAACCCACTACATGATTACCGCAATTATTAACGGCGACCCACCAACCGTCACCGCCCAGCAGAAGGGCGTGATGGTTCGCGCCGGTCGCCCCATGTTCTTCACAAAGAAAAAGGTCAAGGACGCGCAGGACGCGCTGGTCTTACAGCTTCGGCAATTTAAGCCGCGGCAACCAGTGGAGT